TTCCAATGTCCATTCGTGTATTTTTGTTCCGTAATTACACCATTGCATGTCGGGTTGGAATAAAGAGCGTAATCTGTCATACAATTGACCATTCGTACAATGCAGTACTAAATTATAATCATATATTTTTTTGGAGTCATAACGTTCATCCATCATTCGAAACATATTTATTGTATATGTATCTGTATTCTATAATATATTCATTTCATTCAACATAGCTTTATTTGAACGAAAAGGAAGTCCTGAGTGTTTGTAACGAATTGGTGTCATTTTATATGTGTTGTAAGACATAAAGTTGTTTTGTGTCTTGTTATGTTTATTAAATGTTTGTTTGACTATGTTCATGTAATCCGTAATGTTTGAATTCAAATTTAATCTATGTATACGCTGATACGACTCTGTGTCGAATGGTACAAAATTTCCATAATCAATGATTCTAATGTCTGCAACCTTGTTCCTTTTATTGAGCAACACGATTATATTCTTTGCGTGTAAATCTCCGTGGAAACCACCTGTGTGTTTATAAAAAAGCTTTAATTTATAAAACAGTTGTCGTTCTATACTATTCATTTCATTAATATTGAAATATAAATTGTTGCTCCAGTATTTATGCAGAGTAACCGCGGTCAAATCGTTATTGCCATAGCTAACATGGTCCATGATATATATTCCATATTGCCATGTTTTAAACTTGGACGCTTTATACGCATAAATATTAACACCAAAACTGGACACCTTCGGATTCCATCCGACGTGTAATTCGTTTGCGAACGATTCCAAATCTGTTTTGTGTTTGAAGAATGCAAATTTGATAACATACTTGTTTGTTACTTCATATACCATTTGATTAGGGTCACTGGCTGGAATTTTGCGTATGTTTTTTATATTCTTCAATGTACTTGTATTTAATGGATTCTGAATATTCTTTTTGAATGTCCATCCGTTCTTGTTCTGTAATTCGGCTAAAATGATTTGTTTTGTCAGATTGTTTAATGGCATATACAATTTATATTCAAAAAATTATTAAAATTGTCACAAATAACCCAATCATCACCATACCGAAAAAATACAATGAGCTGTCAATAAGACGTGTCATATATTATATACATATAATAAAATTATTGTAAAGTAACATTGTGTTGAAGATGACTCGCAATTATCTCGAATGAAATTTCAATTATTGTGCTGTCTACTTGTACTTGAATTATATAATTTTTTAATGGTTCATTATCGTATTGAGCCATGATTACATTCAAACTGTTTTGCATTAAGTTACAATTGACATCCATGTCAATCAATCTTGCGGTTTGAATGTCATATTCAATCGTATTTACTTTTACACACAACTGTTTCATCTTTGTTTTAACGAATTCTAAATCTTGAATTCGCAAGACACTCAAGTTGAGTCTGTTATTCTCCCCATATAAAATGACCAAACATTTGCACAATAATTCAAAACAAAAGAAGAAAATTTCCTTTTGTTTGTTAACATGAGACAACATTAACATACAACCCATCTCATTGTAACAATCAGTCTTTAGGAATTTATTCAAACACAGTTGCATACTTATTGTATACTTATATTATATTAACATTTTTTATTTATTGTTCATAAGTAAACACTTCGGCGTGTTTTTTTCAGATAAAAAGGCATCCTTTCTTCTTTAGACATCTGTTTCCACGTTTCATTTAGTTTTCGTGTTATGTCACCTTTTTTCAAGTTTGGGTCCATATATTTTCGATTTTGTTCCATAAAGTTTTTGAACGCAATAACACCAGGGGCTTGAGGAGGACGTACCTTTGTGTCTGGGTGGACAATCCTAACTATGAAACAATCTGTGTCGTTTTTATGTTTTGCAAATACTTGCCATAACTTCATATCATTATTCGTATCAGACATGTAAGTGTTGAACGCAGTGACAAGTTTGTTTGAATCATCGATCGTAAAGGTTTCGTGTAAATCTTTATTATCACTCCAATAGATGTGCTTGTTGTTATCAAGCGCTGACAAATATTGATTTGTGTGAATATTTTTTAAATGAATACCGTATCGAAATTCGCATTCTTCCACTAAAAGTTCAGCAACCACATTCGGTTTCAGTTCGAGCTTCAACACACCGGTTTCTGTATTCCAGAGACTCATGATGATAAATGAATATTCATTACCTTTCGTAATCGTATTCTTTAGGTTATAAAAAATTATTTTTTTGGTATCAAAAAAGAAGAATTCTATAGGATATACGGAATGAACCGACTGCAACTATATTTAGAGATTATTCGATACAATAATAAAAATACTGCACATTGACTGCAAAAAATTGTGAGTATCTTGAGTTGTTTATATGAGATATTGACAAGAATAATATCGTTTATAAAACACTGTTAGAGTTACATGTTTTTTGGAATCCAGAACAAAAAGAAAAAGCGTATTAGCATTCAAAGGCATAAAAAAAGATACTTGAACCAAACCGCTCAATTTAACTAAATGATTTAAGTATAAAACGTCTTTTATAAACATGTCAAGAATAATATGCACAAAAGCAGTATGTGTGTGTAAGGCTCAAACATTCATGAAAAGACGACATTCAACAGTTAATATTTCCAAAAAACAAGTCAATCCTGAAAAACAAATGTACATATCAAGTAATGTACAAAAATATATAGACTGTTTGAAAAACCAGGATAAAACCTTGGTGATAGCTACAGGTCCGTCAGGGACCGGGAAAACAATGATGGCAAGCTTAATTGGGTTAGATCAAGTTGCATTTAATGAATATCAAAAAATAATTATAACAAGACCGACCATACCAGTGGGTGGAGAATCACTGGGATATTTACCTGGTGAACTCGACGATAAAATGAGACCCTGGGTGGAGCACATAATCGATTACATAGATTCGTACGATATGAAAAGTGTTCGAAATAAAATGAGTATGTTGCCCTTATCTTATATAAGGGGACACACGTTCAATGACACCTGGATAATTGCAGACGAAATGCAAAATGCAACGCAAATGCAAATGAAAACCTTGTTGACTCGAGTCGGTGAGAACAGTAAAGTCATTTTAACAGGAGACTTGAGTCAATGCGATCTGGACACGGATGAAAACGGATTAATAGACTTGATAGAACGATTGAACGGTGACGAAACCGATATCGAACAAGTCACGTTTTCACATGATGATATACAAAGGAGTGAATTTGTAAAAAACATCTTAAAATTGTACTCTTAATCATATTAACAAAATATTTATGACATCATCAAGAGATAAAAAACCCGAAGAGTTAATTTTTTCTTTAATCTTTTCGAATGTATCCTTATCTTCAACGAAATGCTGAAGAAAGTCTTCAATACTGATGTAACCTGTACCGTTATCAATCTTTTCAAAAACAGTCTTACATTCATTCTCAATTTTCGTTTTAACGTTTGACATATAACGAAAAGCGTCACGGTACTCTTCTCGAATAGTTTGTAAATATGGTTTTGTGTAAATCATTGAATAATAACATAAATATATACTTTAAATATTTACGTATATTATATAAAAATGAAACAACAAAGGGGTGGTGGCAAACGATTTAATGGAAAAATGGGCATGAGATCAAATAGATTTGCAAAGGCTGGTAAAACTGTCCGTGCTACGCAAATGCTTAAACAACAAGCAAATGGCGGTAAACCCATGATGAAACCAAAGAGATTTCCAAATGCTGGTCGTCGAACGGTCAATGCTGCGACAACTTTCAAACAAAAAACAATGGGCAGTAAAACCCCACGACCAATGGACGGTAAGAACAATAAAGGTCGACCACAAAGGAGTATGAGTTCCGAACAAATGATGCCTTATCGAGGCAATTCTCCTCAAATACAGTCACGGGGTAATGGAAATAAATCTAAATACGCCCCGGGTATTTCGTTGTACAAAGCGTTGAGAAAATCGGGTTTTCAAAACCAAAATATGATAAATAAAAGTAATCCAGGGTATAAAAAATTTGTGCTGAGATATCATCCAAATAAAGCTCCGAAAAATAAAAAAAACAAATATACCAAAATATTTCAAGAATTTCAACAACAACTTCTACAACAAAACACGAATCCGAAAAATGTGAACAACCTATTAAATAATAAATTGAATCTCAAACAACGACAGATATTAAAAAAGAGGATGTTAGTTAAGGGGGTAGTTTCAAAAAACGGTATGAAAAAAGGAGTAAAAAAGGCGGCTATGTCAATGGGTACAAAAGTAGCGGGTGTCGCGGGTTTAGCTGTACTAGGTGGAATTGCCGCACTATTCAGATGAAAACCATTCCGGTATCGAACGAATTGTCCATTTACAAAAATGATGCCCTCCCCCCCGAATGTATCGATTGCGTTAACTGAATCGAAAACTGTTATATACATTTATCATGTTTGGATGTTTATGTGTGTAACAATATTTTGGATTTAATTCTCCAATTTTGTTGAAATGAGGTTTTTTATCACACCCTTCACATAAACAAATTTTTTTATTGAACCCACTTTGCGGAGGCGAATACGATAATTTTATATTATTCATTGTTATATCTAAAATCATGTATTTAATATCATTTCTAATATCAGGTTGATGTTTGTTATTCTTGTTCAATATCGAAAATTTCGACCTTTTTGATAATTTTTTTAGATTTCCCCAAGTGTATGTATCGATTGATAATCACTCGGTCCTTGGTTTGCTTTATGTTCATTACAATTTTTACAGGTCTGTCTCGTGAAACGAAATGAATCTCACGAGAATGATTAATATTGGATGTGAGATTATGGGAAATTGTACGAGTGAATATGTCCGACATTTATTAGTATAAGTGACTTTAGTTCTTTAAGTGAAATTAATTTTTACTCAAAGATTCTAAATAATCAAGGAGTGAATTTTTTGAATCAACATAAATAGGGAACCAATTGTTTTTAAACACTTTTCTGTTATTAAACACTTGGTTAATGTTTAAGAACGTATCATCTATGAAATAGATTTCCGACGGATTTTCGGACATATGAAGTGCTTTGTCGACTACTTTATAAAAATTTGTATCGGGTTTTACCAGTCCGGTATCAGATGTAAATGCATTTGAGTATAACGCGTGTCTGAAGTTAACATTCTGTAACAATGGATCCATTACTGTGGTGCAATACCGCATGGGTGTATTTGTAAATAAACCGATTTGTTTATTCGTCCTTTGTAGACAGTGCGCAACGTCATCGAGGAGTTTGTAATCGTCGGCCGTCAAACTATTTCGAGTGAATAACAAGGTAGATTCGTCAAAAACATAATCGTTATAGTCTAAAACTGATTTTGTGGACGTGTCAATGAGCATTGAAGTGTGTCCCATGGTTTTGTATCCAATTTCGTTGATTTTGCTTGCCATTTCGTACGTGTCCATACCGTTTGGGAATTTTTGGCGGATTTTATTATTGCTTCTCAGATACTTTATTGATTTGTGTTTGATGTAATCGTGTACTCGGTTGTTTTGAAACAATACACCATCGAAATCAAGCAGTATTGTATCGGTCATTGTGATTCATGTAAATAGTATTGTCTTTAAATTTATTTTCATCAAATTAAAGAAATTACAGTTTATAGTGTTATGAGTGTACGAAGGGTTTATATGGACGGAATATTTGATTTATTTCACATTGGACATCTTAACGCAATCAAACAAATGAAAGATTACGGAACGTATACAATTATTGGGGTGGTATCTGACGTCGATGCTACATCGTACAAAAGGGAACCTGTCATTCCAGAAGAACATCGTGTTGAAATGATAAAACAATGTAAGTATGTGAACGAGGTTATATTCCCGTGTCCAATGGTACTGACCCCAGATTTCATAGAATCAAATCATATCGATTTAGTTGTGCATGCGTTTAAAGATGAAGCCGATTACCAAAAACAACATAAATTCTTTAAAGATGTTAATTTATGTATAGTTCCTTACAGTACTTTAGAAAGCACAACTGATATTATAGAACGTGTGAAAAAATGTAATTAAAAAATACAACTATTATAATATTGAAACATGCGTAGGTGTACTGTAGAAATGCAAGAGTACTTAAATGCAATCTTAACCTTTAATAAAAAAGGGTCTTTTACAATATGCGAGCCCTCCGAATACATAATAAAAAAACTGATACCATACACAAACGAAGTGATTGAAAAGACTGTTGATTTAGAAAGATATGAGCAAGTCAGGAAAAAAGGATTTAGCGATGACCATTTGGCCACTGAAATCGGCTTGTTTGTTTTACATATCAACCAGATTACGAAAGGTATAAAACCGTAATAAAAAATATCAACAGTGATATTATATATAATGTGGTACGAGTCCACGTGTTTTCAGATATGGTACAGTAATTATATAAAAAATGAACCTTGGTTTGATAATAATGTTCGATTCTGTGACGGAAGTAAACAGCGGTACATAGAGAACAAAGTCAAGAATATGAGTGAAAATGAAAGAAATGAACTTTTTAAAAAGTATAATCAATATCGAGTCTTATGATATATGAATATATAACCATCTTTTTGTATATTCATAGCTGATCTATACATTGTCTGTAAGTCATAACTCATGGAGTCGTTTTTCATATACCATCGGTTGTTGGATTTTACACACGCTGTGTAGTGCCCACTATTAATCGTGGATCCGTGATGTTTACACACTGCATACAAATCATATTCGTTGTCTTGAATATGAATTCTTGGTTTGAAAATTTGTTGCATGTCCAAATGTGATTGTTTTTGACCAATGCAAATTATTAAAGAAAGGGGATAATGACTTATTTGTTTTTTGTTTAAAAAAATACGTTTTTGTTGACACGTATCACAAGTCGCTTCGAATGTTTCTTCATTGTTATATTCATTGTTTATTACGTTTACTATGTCATCGTTGTTCGATAAATACACAATCAAACCAAACTCATTTGTGTATTGACGTCGAATGCATTTTTCGCATTCGGTACATGTTAAAATAGAATAATGTTGCAATTTAAAAATTTCGTCTATAACGTTGTGCATTTTGTCTCTATTCCAAGCAATTTTTCCGTGTTTTGAAAACGAATACAAGCTCAAATGTAAAGGTGTATATTTACGTAAAATATTTAAAAGTGATAGCATGGCTTCGTGTGCGTCTTCCTGTTGACCACTTTTAAATAGTTTATCGGTTTCACCCAATTGCTCAACTAATTTTGTTGGCATAACGGCGTTTTCATTATTTATAACTCGTTTGTGGATATCGACATAAGTATGTAAAATACTTTCTTTGTTATCTTTTACGGCATGTATGTACATATTCAATGTTTTCGTATGAATTAAAGATTGCAACATGGCGGACAAATAACAAGTGTTGCCTATGTTTTGTATGCTCATGATTGCAACCAATTAGGTTTAACCCAAAAGTTCTTTAAGTCATTTAAATCAATTCCAAGTATGAAAGAATGGCGGGAAGACGTCTTCATTGTGTTTACGTTTTTTGGATGTTTTTTTCTTAAACTTGAAACATGACAATGGTAAGCAAAGCATTTGTTACAAATAATATACTTTTTTTTTAATTAGTTTTAAGAACGTTTACACATGGGTTCGACATGAACGCTAGTGTTTGTACCACTGTTATTGGTATTCACGTAAATACGCCGGCCTTCGTGATTAAATGAACATCCTTTCGGGAGAGAACTTGAGTTCCCCGCGGTCACATCTCCGGCTAAATAGTCAACATTTTGATGAAAATGTAGATAAGCTCGGGCGTAGCGACACTCCATCGGGTATGTGATGATGTCCGATTCTGAATCGCAACTCGTAGCCCCCTTCCCGGGCCCGTAGTAAATGGTGGGAGTCCATGTGGAAGTATCTGGTTGGTTTGTACACAGTGGTGTGTTTTGACTATTGTACGCATCTGGGTTTTCCGTATGTTCGTTGAAATACAAGTAATCTCCTGCACCGGTATGGTTTATGTAACATCCTTTTGTGAACCATGGGCCCTTGTATACGTCGTATTTCCCCATGTTCATTGTGTATGGATCTCCGTATTTGGTTTTAACATTTAAACCTAAACTTTGTGCGGCATTTTTGCATTGCCATTCGGTAGTAATTAAATTACCTTCGCCACACGAAGTACCTCGAGTCCCCATTGTATAGTCGTATGTATCGCAACATTTATAGGCTTGATCGAGGGGTTCGGTGCATGTGTGATAGTCTCTCGGTAAGTTTGTTACGGTTCGAGAAATTTGTTGGAGACATGTGGACGGGTCACAGTCGGTAGTTTCGTACCACCCACTATACTGACACTCTACGTCGGGACACTCACAGTTTTCCGTTTCCCAATTCCACATTCTCTGTCCATCACTTTCGCATGTCAAAGATTGTTGGTAACGCGTGTATACACCATTTTCACAGTCACACTCCTCAGGAATCCATGATTGTCTGTAGAGCTCGGTGCCGTCTGGACAACTCTCCTCCATAATAGTCGGTGGACACCCTTCTGTAGATCCGCTTACACGCGTTCGTGTTTGAGTACGTTTGCATGTATCATCACATGCACTCCATTCGCTCCATTCGCTCATCACACATTCGGTTTCACCGTCTGGTATTAACGACGAACAGGTGTTGTCTTGATTTGAACTTCGAATAAATTGGAATTGAAGACTGTACTTATAGTCTTCGTATGCCGCAAAGAATTGGGTGTTGAAATGCGAGAACCCCACCGCCAAATCACCAACATATGTTTTTAGTGTAAACACGGTTTGGGTCTGACCGTTAACCACAGCCACCGCTTGTTGTTTTACAAAATAACAGTGATTGTTTTTTTGAGAAGCAGGTACAAACTTGAGATGGAATGCCCGTTGGCCATTGAACACATATTCTGAAGTTGTATCCAAATGTAAATATCGGTCACGTAATTTAAAATAAACGACACCGGTTAGACCGGTTTCTTCCAGTTTTATGGTGTCGTCGGGACTTCCCGCGCGTAAAACGAGCTCATTTTCAAGCTTCCAATTTCCGTCGAATGAATTGCTTGTATTTCTCAGGTACGCGCGTTCGTTAAATTGAATCGCTGATGTTCCGTGGAATAAATTAAACCCGAACTTAACACCAAAATATTCGACATCGGAGGTCAATTGATAGTCATTCAATATGGCTTGTGTAAACTTGATTAAACATACATAGTAAGCACATTCCGCATATACATCAGGGGATGTAGAAGTACCTCCATCTGTGCATAGAGCTTGTTGATTTACATTGTAATCACAGGAGCCTCCAAAATAGGCGGCGGAAGTCACGTTATAGACTTTGAGTCCGTTTACGCATTCGCTCCAACCTCCTATACAGTCAATCGGAGTAATGTCTGTCAACGGAATTTGATATTCATAAGAAGTTCTACTTAACTCAACACCTCCTCCGTTATATGTGATTCTTACACGATAAGTGAAAGCTTCGCTTATGTTATTGTTTGGTGAGTTTACATCCACAAAGGGCACACGAATTTGGGTTTCAGATGTCAGCTGATGCGTTGTTTTTGTAAACGAATGAATAGTGTTCCAACCGTCACTTCCTTCACTTCCTCGGTTTACTTGAACCTGAATCGTGTAATTTCCGTTGGGAATGTTTCCATCTTCCCATAGCACAGGATTCAATCGTAGTATAAACGCGTTATTATCACTCGTAATTTGTATGCCATCCGAATTAAATCCATCTACAAATCGTATACGGGTCGTCACTCGGGGTTGTGGACCCGATGGATCACAGTCAATACGGCTTTCCGTATAAGAGCCTGCTAACGGGACAATTCCATCAACCGTCCATTCGGAATATCCATCTATCTCGTCACCGGTACATCCACTGGGACACGGTTGTATATTGCAACTTTCTTCGCTTACCGAACCTGTAGCACAATCGTATCTCGATTTTAGTCCTCCGCCACACGATTTTGTACAGTCATTCCAGGATGAGAACGCATTGGTCCCGGTACATCCCGGTTTACACTCTTTGTCTCTGTTACAATCTTCAATTTGATCGTACTCCGAATTGTCTTCTTGTCCACATTTTGCACGTTTACGTGTACCCATAGGACCACAATTTGTAGAGCACGCCGACCATGCATTGTATTCATCGACACAATCCGAATTTTCTCTACAATCCTCTATTTCGCAAGCAAAAGCGAGAGGCGTTCCACTGGTAGTAATTACATTTGCTGTTCTTATTTCGTCCTGTCCACTTGAATCTTTACACGTTTTTGTATATCTAGAACATACGTCAGTAATACTAGTGTCATGACAATAATCAGGGTTGCCTATTTCTCTTATTTCAGAAACGGGTGTCATTGTCAATGGTCTCCTATAGGAATGTGTAATGTCGTCGTAAGATTCACTCGAATTTAATGTATAGACAATACCTTCGTTACAATCACTTATATCATGGTTTAATGTTGGCGAGTCATTTGAGGTTGGTGACACATCATTTGGGGTTGGTGACTTATCATCATCCTTATTGAAATACATATAAATGATTATACTAATTAATATAAAATATAATATGACATGAGAATTCATATAATAATAATATAAGAGTATATAATATTATTATATGATGAACATAATTTACATTTTTGCAATAACATTATATTTATATTTATATTTATGTCGTTCGCGAACAAAAAAAGGAATGACAATAGCAGGAATACCAAAAGTAATCCATAAAATCTACATACAACACGACAATCAATTTGGTAATATTCCACCTGAAATTCAAAAGGCACACGAATCATGGACCCAGATGAACCCTGGATATACTATGAAATTGTACAACGGTCACGATTGTGAGCGTTATTTGTTAACTCATTTTGGACAGAAACACCTTCAAACGTATAAAAACATTAACGCTTATTCTGGAAAATGCAATTTCATGAGAATGTGTATTGTATACAACGAAGGTGGGTGGTATTCGGATTGGAAAACCGTGTGTTTGAAACCGTTGGACAAATTGATAA